GTTCGGGAGCAACGTTTACTTGGGCAACAGGAGATAAAGGTTGGAAAGTTCTTTATTTTGATGGTGTTGCAACAAACACCGGTGTTTATGAAGTTGAAATAGATACAACGTCTAGTCCTGGTGGATCTACTACACAAGTTCAATATAATAATTCAGGTGCCTTTGCAGGTGATGCAGATTTAATCTGGACCGCTGGAACTGGATTAACAATTAATTCTCAAAAAGAACTAAGATTAGCAGATAGTGATGATAGTGCTTACGCAGGTATAAAATCTCATGCTACTGTTAGTGGCTCTTATACAGTAACCCTGCCGGCAGCAGTAGGAGCCTCATCTACGGCTTTAGTAACAACAGATGGCTCTGGAACTCTAGGGTGGACAGCAACATCGACTTTTGGTATAACAACAGGAAAAGCTATTGCAATGGCAATGATTTTCGGCTAATAACAATACAAGGAAATAAATTATGGCAAATCCAAATATAGTAGCAGTCACAAATATTCTAGGTGGTAATCTTGGTTGGAATTTAACAGCTACACCAACGACTACTTTAGTAACAGTAGACGCAGAAAAAATTTTAAAAATAAACAGAATCACAGTCGCTAATGTTGATGGTACAAGTGCAGCCACTGTCAATTTATATGTTGATGGTTTAACAACAGCTGGCGCTACAGGACTTTCAGCAACAGGAGCAAGTGCAACAGTTTATATAGCAAAAACAATTTCAGTCCCCGCAGACTCAACATTAGTATTATCAGACACACCTATCTATTTAATGGAGGGTGACATACTAAAAGGCGGAGCGAGTGCAGCATCCGATTTAGATTTATTCATTTCGTATGAAGTACTAGACGACGCATAGGAGGTAATTTAAACCATGGCTAATGGCGGAATTATCGGACCTGTTAACCCAGCAGGTTTTACATCTAAAACATCTACTTTTAATGCTACTGGTTGCTTTACTAGAGGCTCTTCTAAATCTACGGCAGTTAACGTTTTAGTTGTTGCTGGCGGTGGAGGTGGTGGTGGAAATCAAGGCGGCGGAGCTGGAGCTGGTGGTTATCGTTTTTCTGAATCTTACACTATAACATGTGCAACCTACAAAGTTACTATAGGCGCAGGTGGCTCTGGATCAGTAGGAACTGGTGCTAATGCAAATGGCGCTAATTCATCTTTCAATACTTGTGGGGCAGGAAGTGGTTCAGCTTTTACTTCGACAGCTGGGGGAAAAGCAGGAGGCGCAGGCCCCGCTACCACGACCGGACAAACAGGAGGTTCAGGTGGTGGATCAGGAGAAGGTGGAAGTGGTGGAGCAGGTAATACCCCTCCAACAAGTCCCTCTCAAGGAAATCCAGGTGGTAATTCGGTACAAGGACAAGGTGGCGGTGGCGGTGCAGGAGGCACTGGTGGATCACAAGCCTCAGGTGCTGGTAATGCATCAGGAGCTGGTGGAGCTGGTTCGAATACATGGCCAGGAGATTGTACATTAAGAGCCGGAGGCGGCGGAGGTGGAGGTGGAGCACCTTATAATCCAGGAGGTAATGGAGCTGCTGGCTCTGGAGGCGGTGGCATTGGTGGATGTGGTACCGGAGCTACGGGTGGAAATGGATCCACAAATACAGGTAGTGGCGGTGGTGGAGGAGGTACAAATAGTCCTTCAACAGGTGGAAATGGTGGACCAGGAGTTGTTATAGCTATTGAACCTCAAGGTTCTTTTGTAGCTTCAGGAGTATGGTCTCAAGAAGAACAATATGCAAATGTTTTGGATGGAACCTGGATATAATAGATATTTACACGATAACACTAGTAATGTATATATTTACAAAAGTTAAAAAATTTTATATAAGTAATTAAGGAAACACAAATATGGCACACTTTGCAGAATTAGAATCAAAAGTAGATCCAACAGGCTTTACGTCAGATACACATTTAGTGGTAATAAGAGTTATTGTTGTGGACAATAAACATGTTCCCGGTGACGAGCACGTCGATGGAGAAAATTGGTGTTCAACCTTTTTCAAAGGTGGTAACTGGAAACAAACTTCATATAATCATAATTTCAGAAAAAAATACGCTGGTCATGGAGACATTTATGATCCAGCAAAAAACAAATTTATAAGTCCCCAACCTTATGCATCATGGTCTTTAGATGCTAGTGATGATTGGCAAGCACCTGTTACTTATCCAACGGATACTACAGATAAAAGAATTAATTGGGACGAAGATAATTCACAATGGACTGGAACAGATTCAGAAGACCCACAAAATTCATTTAATTGGGACGCATCAGGTTTAACTTGGGTGTCCGCATAAGGAGACTCATATGGCCAAATCAGGTCGTTCACAAGGTGGTGTTATCGGAGTGGTCAACGCGACTTCTTTCGGAAAAAATAAAGTTACTACAACTACATCCACAGGAACATTCACAACACAACCTGGAACAACTTTAGCTCAGATTGCTGTTGTCGCTGGAGGCGGCGGAGGTGGTGGTGGCACAAATAGAGCAGCTGGTGCTGGTGCTGGAGGCATGATAGTTTCACCAAGTGTAAACGTATCAACAAACACAGGGTATGCTGTTGTAGTAGGTGGAGCAGGTGCAGCAGGAACATCAAATCCTACTCCAGGAGCAAGAGGATGTGTATCTTCTTTTGCAGCATGTACCCCTATTGCAATAGTTTCAACTGGCGGTGGTGGCGGTGGTGCCGATGGTATTCCCAACGCATTTTGCCGAACTCCAGGAGGATCCGGAGGTGGTGGAGCAACAGATACGAATTATCCATGTAGTCCAACTAATTATGGTTTAGGAATTTGTGGTCAAGGCTATCCCGGAAATACTGGTTATCCAGGAAATATGGGTGGTGCCGGTGGTGGTAAAAGTGCTCAAGGAAATATTCAACCCCCTTCTAGTCCAACAACAGGTGGGGCAGGTGGAGCTGGTCTTGATGTAAGTGCATGTTTTCCAGGTACGCCTAACTCTGGTGTATATGCGGGTGGTGGTGGATCTGGAAGTTATGTTTCAAGTGCAGGTGGTCCAGGTGGTGCAGGTGGTGGCGGAGCCGGAGGTGCAGGAGGTAATAATCCTGGCGTTGCTGGAGACACAAACACAGGCGGTGGTGGTGGCGGTGCAGGAGATGCTCCAGGTTGTGCTGTTTCTAAACCAGGGGGTGCTGGTGGCTCAGGAATCATTCTAACAAAAGAATTAAATTACGCATCAGGCGTCTGGCCTCAAAAAATACAATATTCAAAAAGCGTACAAGGATCATGGATAGAACCAGAAATTTCAGGTACAGTAGATTATTTAATCATTGCTGGTGGTGGCGGTGGTGGAAGAGGTTGTGGTGGCTATCACGGTGGTGGCGGTGGTGGTGCTGGAGGTTTAAGAGATTCATATGGAGTACCGGCAGCAGCGGGTATTGCAATTAGTAGTTATTGTGGCCCTTACACAGTAGTAGTTGGAGGAGGAGGAGCAGGTTCAACATCTTCTCCTGCCGCAGGTACTTCTGGTTCAAATTCAAGTTTTGGATGTATTACATCCGCTGGAGGTGGAGGTGGAAGTTCTGATAGTAGTACTGCTGGCGTAGCTGGTGGTTCTGGTGGTGGTGGAAATTCTAATGGTTCAGCTTCAGGAGGAGCGGGAAATACCCCACCTGCACCTGCACCTTTAGGTGGTCCACAAGGAAATACAGGAGGAGCTGGAGTAGATACTCCTCAACCTGGTTTAGCTTCTGGTGGTGGCGGAGGTGCTGGTGGAGTAGGTGCTAATGCTACATCGGGCTGTGGTGGAAATGGTGGTAATGGTTTTACGTCTTGTATATCAGGTTCTCCAGTAGCTTATAGTGGTGGTGGCGGAGGTTCTGCTAAAGCATCTGGCCAAGCAGGAAGTGCTGGACCCGGAGGTGGCGGAGAAGGTGGTGATCCTGGTGGTGCCGCAGCAGTTGGCACAACTAATCGTGGAGGTGGTGGAGGTGGTGGAGACACAGGCGCTCCAGCCGGAGCACAAGGTGGATCAGGAATCGTTATTATTCGTTCTCCTTCTGCTGTCCCAATGACTGTATCACCTGGAACTAATACGGTGACGACAACGCCAGGTGGATGTTTCGTGGCTACTTTTACAGTGACAGGTAGTAATACCTTAAATCTATAAAAATTGTTTAGTATTTGACGAAACTTTACATTATGATATAAAGAAAGAGAAAGATGAATTTACAAAATTATTATTGGTATTTTAAAAAAGCTATCCCGGATCATATCTGTGATGACATTATTAAATATGGATTACAGACGAAAGAACAAATGGCTGTAACCGGCGGCTATGGTGATTCTAACAAATTAAACCAACAACAAGTTAAAGATTTAAAAAAGAAAAGAGATTCTAATATTGTTTGGCTTTCCGAGAACTGGATTTATAAAGAGCTTCACCCCTATATTCGTCAGGCGAGTGCTAGGGCAGGCTGGAATTTTCAATGGGATTGGTCTGAGCCCTGTCAATTTACTAAATATAATAAAGGTCAATACTACGATTGGCATTGTGACAGTTGGGAAGGAGTTTATAATCAACCCAATACTCAAAGTCATGGAAAAATAAGAAAATTGTCGGTGACCCTTTCCTTATCGGATGAAAAAGATTATAAAGGGGGAGAACTGGAATTTGATCTGAGAAATAAAGATCCCGATAAAAAAAGAAATACTATGGTATGTAAAGAAATTAAGCCTAAAGGATCACTCGTTGTGTTTCCTTCCTTCGTATGGCATCGCGTCAATCCTGTAAAAAAAGGAACAAGATATAGTTTAGTAATCTGGAATTTAGGAAGACCTTTTCAATGAAGAAGAAAAAGAAATTAGAAAAGTTGTGTAAAGAATCGGAAGGAGGTAAACCTGAACCTCTTACTACAGAACATTATTTTTCTTCTCCTATTTATTATACTGATAAGCCCGAATGGGTGAAAGGTTTCAATACCGCTTCGGATGCCTACATCAAACAGGCTCGTTTAAATAATTTAGAGGACATCAAAAAAAGAAATAAAAAATTTGGAAAAAAAGATGAACATGCGTGGGTGCATCACTCGAATACGCTAATCGGCGATCCTCAATTTAAAGCACTACAAGATTATATTGGATCAACGGCATACAATTTATTAGATGGGCAAGGATTTGATCTATCTAATCATAGTATTTTTATCACAGAACTTTGGGTTCAAGAATTTTCTAAAGATGGAGGAGGACACCATAGTTTACATTCCCATTGGAATGGTCATATCTCTGGTTTTTATTTTTTAAAAGCTAGCGAAAAAACATCCATGCCTATCTTTGAAGATCCTCGACCAGGCCAAATGATGAATTTACTTCCTCAAAAAGATCCCTCTAAAATAACTTTAGCGTCTCATCAAGTTAATTATCAAGTTAAACCTGGACGCTTAATGTTTTTTAATTCTTATCTACCCCATATGTATTCTGTAGATAATGGCTATGAACCTTTTCGTTTTATTCATTTTAATATACAAGCCATCCCTAATGGACCTTTAGGAAAACCAGGACAACTTACATGGTTACAACAGCAAGAAAAGAAAAAAAATGTTCAAAAAAAATAAATATAAAATTTTAAAACAAGCGATTACTCCAGAACTTGCTAAGTTCTGTTACACCTATTTTTTAAACAAACGAAGAGTGGCACGATTCCTTTTTGACCAAAGGTGGATTTCACCCTTTAGCGAAGAATGGGGGACATGGAGTGATACTCAAATTCCTAACACCTATTCTCACTATGGGGACTTGGTGATGGAAACTTTACTTCAAGGGCTTCGAACAAAAATGGAAAAAGAAACCGGCCTAAAGCTTCAAGAAACGTATGCCTATGCAAGAATTTATAAAACAGGAGATGTCTTACATCGACACAAAGATCGTTATTCCTGTGAGGTCTCAACCACTTTAAATCTAGGAGGAGATCCTTGGCCTATTTATCTCGAACCTTCGGGTAAGAAAGGAATGGCCGGACTTAAAGTAGATTTAAAACCAGGAGACATGTTAATTTATTCAGGTTGTGATCTTGAACATTGGCGTGAAGCTTTTCCCGGTAAGGATTGTGGTCAAGTATTCTTACATTATAATGACCGAACTAAGAAAACAGCTAAAGAAAATCTTTATGATCAACGTCCTTTCTTAGGGCTACCTAGCTGGTTCAAAAAATTTAAGTTGCCTCCCACTAAAAAATAAGCTATATTAAAGACTGGTGTGGAGGACCTTTCCACCACAAAGGTCTTCTATACCTCTTCATAATCTATTGAAATCACTTTTAATCTAGTGTATTTATATCCTAAACGGATTCTATGCTATGCTACAAAAAGTAAACTTTTTACCCGGATTTAATAAACAAGTTACCCCTACCGGAGCCGAAGCTCAATGGACAGGTGGTGATATGGTCCGTTTTCGATATGGTACTCCTGAAAAAATAGGAGGCTGGGATCAGTTAGGGGAGGATAAACTAACCGGAGCTGCTCGAGCCCTTCACCATTTTGATGACAATGCAGGAGTTAAATACGCTGCCATTGGTACCAACAGAATTTTATACGTCTACTCAGGTGGACAATACTATGACATTACCCCTATTAACAACACGATTGCGGGTTGCGATTTTTCTACAGATGCGACAACAACAGTTACGATAACTTTTCCATCTCCTCATGGAATGAGTGAAGATGATATTGTTTTTTTAGATACAGTTACTGCACCTCCGGGCTCAGGTTACACCGATGCAGATTTTGAAGATAAAAAATTTATGGCAACGTCCATTCCTACAGCGACAACTATTACCGTGACGATGGCTTCTGCTGCATCAGGAACCACGACTAATGTAGGAAGTGCACGAGCTCAAACTTATTATACTGTCGGACCAGAACAAGAACTGGGAGGCTATGGTTTTGGTACAGGCCAATACTCAGGAACCTCTTCGGGTCCAGCCACTACAACATTAGCAACAACATTGGCTGACAGTGCACTAGCCACGACTGTCGTTCTAGCTAACACCGCAGCCTTTCCTACTTCTGGAGAAATTAGAATAGGAACAGAAGATATTAGTTTTGCTGCTAATGATACCTCAACGAATACCTTAAGTGGAGGAGCGCGTGCGGTAAATGGAACTACGCGAGCTGCGCATACTGCCGGAGTAACAGTCACTAATATTTCTGACTATGTAGCGTGGGGGGAATCTTCCTCGGACGATGTTACTTTAGAACCTGGTTTATGGGTTCTGGATAATTATGGTACTACTCTGATTGCTCTTATTTATAATGGTAAATGTTTTGAATGGGATGCAGCCGCTGCGAATCCGACGGGAACTCGAGCTACGGTTATTAGTGGAGCGCCCACAGCTTCAAGACATGTCCTGGTATCCCCGGTCGATCGGCACTTAATTTTTTTAGGAACTGAAACAACGATTGGTGATTCTACAACTCAAGATGATATGTATATAAGATTCTCGGACCAAGAAAGTCTAAGCGATTATACTCCAACCGCAACGAACACGGCAGGAACTCAACGACTAGCTAATGGTTCTAAAATTATGGGTTCTATTAGAGGTCGAGATGCCATTTATATATGGACTGATTCCGCTATCTTCTTAATGCGTTTTGTTGGGCAGCCTTTTACCTTTTCTTTCGAACAGGTCGGAACGAACTGTGGATTGATTGGAAAGAATGCCTGTATGGAAGTGGATGGTACTGCTTTTTGGATGTCGGAAAATGGATTCTTTCAATACTCAGGTCAACTTCAATCGATGCCATGCCTTGTTGAGGATTATGTTTTTGATGATCTTAATAGTACCTCTAGAAATCTTATTAATTGTGGCTTGAACAATCTTTTTGGAGAAGTGAACTGGTTTTATTGTAGCAATGGTTCCAATGTCGTCGACCGAGTCGTGACATATAATTATTTAGAATCGGTGATGCTTAAAAAACCCATATGGTATACGGGTTCTTTGCCAAGAACGTCCTGGGAAGATTCTTCTATTTTTGATAAACCCCATGCTTGTTATTATGACAATGCTGATGACGCCTCGTATGATGTCGTAGGCAATACGAATGGAATTACTATCTACTATGAACAGGAAACAGGGACCGATCAAGTTAATGCCGGGGGAGCCGTGACGGCAGTCACAGCCAATGTTATTTCAGGAGATTTTGATATTACTCAAAAACGAGCGGCACAAGGACAAATGCTAGGGACACCGGATATGAGAGGAGATGGCGAATATCTTATGAAGATCAGAAGATTTATTCCTGATTTTCTTACTCAGGCAGGGGATACTCGAGTTACTTTAATGCTCAGAGATTATCCTAACGATACGTCTGCCACTTCTTCATTAGGACCCTTTACAATCACAAGTTCTACCGATAAAGTAGACACGCGCGCAAGGGCAAGAGCTATTGCATTAAAAATAGAAAACACTGCAGCTTCTCAAGACTGGAAGCTGGGAACATTTAGACTGGACATACAACCCGATGGGAGAAGATAATGGCATTACCTTTTTATAATCAAGGAGATCAAGACATCTACGCAGGTGGAGACCATTTTGTTCCTCAAGAACAATACAGATTAAACTATACCCCTTCCCAAAAACTAGCGAGTACAATAGGAAACACCGGAGGAGTTACTGGTGCACAAGCAGCCAATCCTTATATCTGGCCCCCTCAAGGAGGCGGTGGAGGTGGTAATAATTTAAATGCTTTAGGTGCGTATACCGGAAGAACATATAACCCTGACAAGCTTATAACGAATAGAGGACTGTCTGGGGGATACATACAAGGAACCGAACCCAAAGAAAGTTTCATTGATAAATTTGGAAATAAGATTGCTCAAGGCATAACGAAATTTTTACCAGACATGGCGGGTGGGTTTCTATCTGCAGGAATGGGTCTACTCTCTCGGATGGATAAATTTGATACATTAAGTCCTGTTGATCAAGAATTTATTAAACGACAAATGGCTAATCAAGAACAATCTGTACACGGGGGTAACTTGGCTAACCAAGATAAATATGGTTATAATAAAAGAAGCTTTTTAGGTAACTATGGTGAGTTAGTTACGAAGAGAGCGGACATTGCTAGAGCAAGAGGAGATGACTTAAGGGACATTGATAGATATTATTTAGATAAAGAAGAAGAACAAAATAAAAATAGAGAAGAGATGAGGTTTAATGATATTATAAGAAGGCGGAATACAGCTAAAAATCTAAGAAAAAATCCGAAAAATTTGCGTTATGATGGTACAGACATTCATGGTGGAACAACTACTAAAACTACTAAAACTACAGATGGAAACGGTGGCGGAACAGGTAGTCCAGATGGAGGTGCTCAAGCAGCAGGAGATTTAGCTGGAGGATCTGCATTACACTCACCTTTTGCTCAAGGCGGAAGGATTGGAATGGCAAAAGGAAAGATTCCACTACCTAGAGCTAAAACTAAAATGGGTTTTTTAGAT